AGATCAAAAGTTGAAGATCATCAACACTTTCGACTTGACCAAGAATATTCGTGAAGTCAAGTTGGCATATACAGTTTTAGCCGAATCACTTAATTCCGGTGCATCAGTTGTCAAGAAAAAGACCAATACAACTGCTCAAACTATCACCGAAGGTTTGGCAAGCAAACCAGTATCCAGTACAAAGCCTGATTCTACCATTGTAGAACCTCAAGCTGAAGTAATGGCTTCAAGATTCCAAAAACTCGCAGGAATCAAGAAGTAATTAGTTTGCGAGTAAAAACCTAACAGTAATTAATATAGAAAGAAACAAAAATATGAGTATGGATGTAAAAAGTCTATTGACAGGAAATATGAATCCACAAGCCAAATTGATGGCTGAAACACGTGGACTACAATCCAAGTGGGAAAAGACAGGCCTCCTAGAAGGTTGCCAAGGTGTTGAAAAAGCACATATGTCAATCCTATTGGAAAACCAAGCAAAACAATTGCTTGACGAAGCAACCACCACCGGTACCTCTACCAGTTCAGAACAATGGGCTGGTGTAGCTCTACCATTGGTACGTCGTGTATTCGCTGAAATCGCCGCTAAGGAATTCGTCAGCGTACAACCAATGAATCTACCATCTGGTCTAATTTTCTATCTAGACTTCAAGTATGGTACAACCGCTCCTGGTAGTGATTTGCGTAACTTGAACAACGGTAGTTCCGTAACTACCCGTGCAGGTAAGCAATTGAACGACAGTTTGTTTGGTGGTACAGGTAAGAAGTTGGGTTCAACTGATGACGCAGTACGTGGTCTATACGGTCAAGGTGCTTTTGCTTATTCAGTTCGTCCAGTAAGTAGCTCTGCTATTACCCTAGCTAAGAGTGCAACTGCAACCGCAACTGGTAACACCATCCAAACCGCTTCTTGGAACGACGTTCAATTTGCTGCTGAATTAAGCGCATCTGTCGTAGCTAAGAAGTTGTTCAAGGTTATCTTGAACCACGACGACAACACCACTGGTGTTGCTGGTCAAGGATATATGTACAACGTTGACTTGAACGCAGTACGTTCATTCAACTTGATTTCAGGTTCAGTTGCACCAACTTCTCTAAGAAGCAATGGTTTGGTATTGAACACCTATTCAAAAGCAATTAACACTGGTAGTTTGAGCAATCCATTCTATCAATCCGTATATATCGTATCCGCTTCTAATAGCGCATTCGGTGGTGCAGCAAGCAACGTTAAGTTGATCTATAGTCTACAACCTACCGATAACCTACGTGGTGACTTCGAAGCTGGTAAGACCCCAGGTGAAGGTTCCGGTACCGCTGGTAACGTTCCTACACAAAGCATCGATACTGATATCAGTATCCCAGAAGTAAACTTGGTACTAAACAGCGAACCAATCGTTGCTAAGACCCGTAAGTTGAAAGCAGTCTGGACCCCAGAATTGGCTCAAGACTTGAACGCATATCACTCCATCGACGCAGAAGCAGAACTTACTGCTCTATTGAGTGAATATGTATCTATGGAAATCGATCTTGAAATCCTAGACATGTTGAACGAAGCCGTTCAAGGCATAACAACCGAAGCTTGGTCCGCCCAAATCGGTGTTGAATTCAGCAAGGGATTGAATGCAACTACTGGTGAAGCAATCTTCACACGTAATGCAAACAGTTCACCAAACCGTACTGCTTACGTAAAGAGCACTTGGTTCCAAACTCTTGGAAACAAGATCCAAAAGGTATCTAACACAATCCAAAAATTGACCCTACGTGGTGGTGCAAACTTCTTGGTCGTAAGTCCAGACGTTGCAACTATCCTAGAATCAATCCCAGGATATGTAGTAAACACTGATGGTGATCAAGCTAAGTTCGCAATGGGCGTAAGCCGCGTTGGTAGCTTTGCTTCTCGCTTCCAAGTTTACAAGAACCCATACATGACCGATAACGTAGTATTGGTTGGTTTCCGTGGAAACAACTTCCTAGAAACCGGTGCTGTATATGCTCCATATATCCCACTAATCCAAACTCCATTGGTCTATGATCCAGTGAACTTCACTCCACGTAGAGGCGTAATGACCCGCTACGCTAAGAAGGTAGTGCGCCCAGAGTTCTATGGAAAAGTTATTATCGGCGATCTCGATACCGTATAATACTTAGTAGAAATAAAATAACTCAAAAACCCCAACGAAAGTTGGGGTTTTTTCTTGCACTAATAAAAAATAATTGACATTACCATAGAACTTGTATATACTTATATTATATGAAAAGTGGTATATACAAAATTACAAATGTTAAGAATGGCAAGTTTTATATTGGTTCTGCTAAAGATATTGATCGTCGTTGGTGGGAACATAAAAATGATTTAAAAAAGAATAAACATAAGAATCCTAAATTACAACACGCTTGGGATTTTTACGGGGAAAACAGTTTTGAATTTATTATATTAGAAAATGTAATAGAATGTGAATTGTTTAAACGAGAACAATTTTATTTAGATATGTTTAAACCCTATATGCGTGATATAGGTTATAATATTACCCCAACCGCAAGTGGAGGCGATAATTTTACACATAATCCTGATAAAGAAGAAACTCGTCAGTTACTATCTGATATTAATCTAGGAGCTAAAAATCCTATGCACGGTAAAAAGCATAGTGATGAGGCTAAAGAAAGGCAACGTGATCGTGCTGTAGGACGTTATACTTTGGAGTGGTTTGTTGACAAGTATGGTATTGACAGTGGTACACTTAAGTACAAGGAGAGAAATGACAAATTGGCTAATCGTAATATTAATTACAGTTATGATAATGGATTAAAAGGCAAAAAGCGTGGTGCTATGAGTGATGAAATGAAACGTAAGATTAGTGAACAAAAGAGAAATTTTGCGCTTAGAAAGAATGAATTTGTTGATGATTTAAAGAGTGGTAGTTTTACTAACAATGCATTAAGTGAGAAGTATGGAGTATCATTAACCACGATCAAATTACATAAAAGAAAATATTAGTTTTATTTTATTTCCCAAGGAAAATGTCCACTTAAAATACAAACAATCCAAAATTTACATCTACATATAAAACTTACAAAGTATAATCTTATAAGTCCAATTATTACTTTGATCCACATATATTCCCAATGTCTAAATTGTTTATTTTGCGTAAATAAATTAATAATAAACAGTTTCGGGTTTGTTTTTACGAATAATAAATCTTCTTTGTATCTGGATTTTACATCCTTTAATGTAATATAGTCTTTCATATTTTTATTCGAAAAATTCGTTGGTAGATGTTACAACGATTTCTTGTACTTCTTCTTTGAACGAAGTATCTTTGGGGTAAGGTAGAACTTTATGTTTAAGAGATTTAGTCAACTTTTTATTTTCTATTTTGTTACTGATAAACTTGATATAACGATGTTTACCACTTTCTCGTTTGCGCCAGAATGTTCTACCAATACGTTCTTTTAGTTTATCTACGCTGTGTGTTTTCCATCTTGAATATACACTTCTGCTGTGTATCCAATCATAGTTAGGAGGACCAACTAAACTAACACTATAGTTAGGCATTATAGCGATATCTACATAGTTATCGCCTTGATATAGAAAGCCAGTTGCTTGATAGATTGTGCCTGCGTGTCCAGCTTCACTATCCGCATAACTGAGAATACATTTGATGTGGGGATATTCAGTATTTAATAATCTAAAGCTTTCAGCTATACAATAACTTTCTATATTTTTACCATAACCATCTGCAATCCACAGTCGTGTTAATTCTAACACATTGTTATTAGTAAGTAGTGAAGAGATACTGGTACTAGCATTTCTACCCACGGCGTTTCCATATACTAATACACCTATTAATCGTTCGTTAAAACCACCAAAGAATGTACTCTCTACATATTCTTTATAGTATACTCCATAAGCTACAGTACAAAGAGACCACTTGTGTGTATAATGATTCTTTTCAATAAGAGTTTTTGCAACATTCTTATTGATGCTTTTGATGTAAATTAATGTGGGGTCAAAATACTCCGACATTATTTCAGTATAACCATATAACTCTAACTGTCAAGATTTATATTATATAAAAAAGACCTTTGGAATTATATACTACAGTTCTAATTTTGGTAGCATTAATCTTATTGATACCAAGTCTATCTATTACTTGAAATGGATCAGGGTGATTATTTATAGGAGCTGCCATAACTCTATCCTTTATTTTGTATACATCCAAGTCTGTATTAACAATACTTGGATGATATTGTCTTACTAAAGGCATTGTTCTCATACTGGTTTATTTGTTGTTGGTTCTGCTTTCTTTACTCTACTAGATGGAAATGATTTGTTACCAAAATCACTACCGTGTAAACTATACAAATGCATAACTACACCGTGTTTTACAACCACATCCCCCAAGTCATTTACTAATACATATGGTGGTCTATCATATTTTAACATTACTGCTGAACTAACCAACAAATGATTGCTTTCACCTGCATCCATTACTCTTTGAGCATAGTTGATACCATCACCACTGATATTGAGATTGCCATTAATATCTTCCATTGGTATTACAGGTCCACAATGTACACCCATTCTCATTTGTAAATCCGGTCTATCCTTTACTGCTTTAGCTATAGTAACTGCACAATTCATTGCATCTTCCAAATAAGTAAAGAATCCCAATACCATACCGTCACCAGTAGGTAATATAATTAACTTTTCAAGCGCATTAGCTGTTTTGTATTGCATTGTAGACTTAACCAATGCGCCCAAATCTTTACAAGCCTTCTTTTGTTCATCTGTTGTTTTCTTACTATAAGCAACAATATCCATAAAGAATATATAACCTTCTTGTTCTACGTCCAATTGCAATCTACCAGATTTGACTTCTACATCAACTTGTTCAACTTTCTTGACAACTTGTTTGACGGGTTTAACAACTTCTACCTTCTTTTCTTCTTTCTTTTCTACCACTGGAATATCTTTAAGTTTCAAGAAATCTTTCCAGTTAATTTTCTTAGCTGGTGCATCTTTTTTCTTTGGTTCTTTTGATGCTTGTTCTTCTTCGTGTTTCTTTATTGCAGCTTCTTCACGATTACGTTTTTCAACAAACAATGCAATTTGCTTTTTAACTTCATCTGTGATGTATATGTTTACATCTTTTCCACCACCACCAATATCGTGTTTCTTTTTTCTTTGAGCACCTTTGGATTGCAGATATGTTTGCATTTCTACATTACCCGTCTTAAATGCCAAATCCAACGGAGCAATTTCACCTTTGAAATCTGCACCGTTAACATTCGCACCCAAATGTACCAAAAATTCCACCATATCAACATCGTTAGCGTTAACGGCATAATGTAGTGGCATCCATCCATTCTTTTCATCTCTGCCATTGATTTTACCATCTTTATCAAAGAACGATTGTACACCTTCAAAATCTCCTGTTTCTGCGCAGAAATGAATACTAACACCTCCTGCGGATTTAGCACCGTACTTATTCAATAACTTAACAATGTCACCTCTATTGGTATTGGATAGTACGTCAATAGGATTATTTTTACCCAAGAAATCTTTCTTGTTAACATCAGCTCCTCTTACAATTAGATATTCAACCAAGTGTTTTTGTCCGTAATTTACTGCATAATGTAGTGCGGTCCAACCTTTGCCAGCGTCAACTTCATTGATATCAAATCCCTTGTCTAACATTTCTTCAATAGAAACGATATCACCATTTTTTGCGGCTAAATGGAAACTACTACCGCTACTGTATTTTGCACCTCTTTGTTGTAGTATTTCTGCGATATTTTTAAAACCTTTTTGTTCAGCTACATCCAGTGCTGTATTTTTACTGGTCCAATCTTTACAGTTGGGATCTGCACCGTGATTTAACAGTAGTTTTACGATTTCCACTTGATTTTCTTCTACAGCAACAACCAATGGTGGATTGCCTGTATCATCGTCTCTTTGATTGACATCTACTTTTTCTTTTTCGATACAGTTGTAGACGTTATCGTATAACCCACGTTTGATGTGGGTAAAAATGTTAATAGCCATAGTTTAATTAGTAAATTAGTCTTTTTTGAAACGGCTTAAATCCAATTGAGGTAGTGGTTTTTCTATGTTTAGACCAGCTAGTCTTTCATTTTGGATAACTAATTTACTTCCGCCTACAACCTTACCATCTACTACGTCATATATGAAAAATACAGTTTTTGTAAGTCCCACACGAACAATTCTGCCGGGTTTGCCATCAATATATACAACATCATCTTCTTTGTAATCGGACCCAATAAACATAAACAGTGCCGCGGCAAGTTTTTCAATGCTTGATTTAAACATTAGAATTACTAATCCCGCTACGAACATCCAGACATATTTGCCTGTCATATCTTGTGCGGTTGATTCTAGTACCTGTTGAGATATTACGTGTGCTGTATTTGTATCCATAATCGTCTTTAGTTTATTAACACATAACATTTGTTAACAATCCAAAACAATTATATAATAAATATAAATATTAATTTATTTAATCCACTTTTGTTCTTTTAGAATATCATCAATCAATTCTTTTTCGGAACTATCCATTTCTTTATCAAATCTTTTCAATACTTCAGTCAATGGATATACTCTATCAGGAGATTCTTTTTGTTTTTCTTTTAGTTCTTGAATTACATCAACTATTTTAACAAGTGGAGACTTGAATTCATCAACTTTGTCTTTTGAAGCGAAGTTAGCCAATTCAAATGCATGTGGAGTTAATGCTTTTACCAAACTTAGTAATCCAGAACCAATCATATTAAATATACTAAATGCTGCACCAGCTGCTGGATGTACTGTTGCTAATATTCTTAATATAACAAATACCACAACAAATATGATAATTGCGGTCATTGCACTAACAAAGAACTTCTTTAAACCCCAAAATACAGCGTTAAGACCAAACATACCACTCATAGCATCCAAAGTAGCCTTGCTTTGATCAGCTTCTTTTGCAATTTCTTTTGCTTTATCAGTCATTTGCCATAATTCATCGTCATACTTTTCTTTCAAAGCAGACTTTTCTTTTTGCAATTTGTTTATGATTTCGTCACGTTGTGATAGTAATTGATCACCCTTTTTTCTTTCCTCAGCAACTTGACTGTTTAATAAATCAACGGTAGCTTTTATACGTTTAATTTCATCTATGTGTGGTGATCCAACTATAGAAATTACACGTTCATTGAGTGATTTAGCAGTATCTACTTGTACTGACGGGTTTGTTACTTGACTTAAAGAGTGTTGAATACCTATAGACAAAGACGATGCTTGTACACGTTTGCCTTTTTCTACTTTTTCCAACTCTACCATCGTATTATCTACTTTGGCTTCTTGTTTAGCAACAGCGTCTTGTGCAGTTGTAACTTGCTTCGCCGGTCTAACTTCAGACGAAATACAACCGGTTAGTATTAAAATTACGATGGTGTAAAACAGTTGTTTTTTAAAGTTCATATAATATAAATATTATTTTTTATAATAAAACTAATATTTATCAATATGATCAAACTTAATGACTTAATAGAGAACGATTCGTTGTGTCCGATGGCACATCCTAAGAACATAGAACCAGTGATGAGTTCTTATTTACGTTATCATATTGACAATAAAATTCCACTTAGCGAAAACATTTTTAGAACCTATAGTGAGTCTTATTTTGATTTAATCGAAGAAGTTCGTACTTTGTATTTTCAAAATTTAATAGAATTGTGTGACGCTGACGCTGAATTGGTTGAAAGTGATTTGGGTAAAAAGGCTATATTTGAAGGTAGAGAAGTGTATTTGGATGCGCCTATCGAAGACGAAGAAGATTTATTGATGGAACTTAAGCATAGAGGACGCACTGTTAATTTAAGTAGACCATTTAGAACACCCGGCGGTCCTAAAAAATATGCTGTATATGTTAAATCTAAGAATGGCAAAGTTAAAAAAGTAACATTTGGAGATCCAAATATGAGAAGCAGAGCTAGTAGCAAGGCTCGTCGTAAGAGTTTTGCAGCTAGACACAGATGTAGTCAAAAGAAAGATAGAACAACGGCTGGATATTGGAGTTGCAGAAGTCATAGAATGAAATCGTTGGGTAATAAAGGTAAAGGTAAATACTGGTAATGAGTCTACCGTTTATAGAAAACCCACTGGGTAACAGTCAGTATATAAGAGAATTTAGTTCCGATGTAGCTACTCACGAACTGGAATGGCATATAGATCGTGAAGACAGAACCGTTGAAGTTATAGAAAATAACAATTGGCACTTTCAATTAGATAATAATTTACCACAATTACTTAAAGAAACAATATTTATACCTAAAGAAACATACCACCGTGTAATAAAAGGCACAGGTAATCTAAAAGTAAGAATAACAAAACACATATGAAATTTATTGATTTATTAACAGAAGTTAAAATGTACGAAACACTTGGGTTACCTGATGACAGTATTATCCCACTAGATACGTTTGTATGTGAATGTAAAAATTGCGTAAATCAATCTCTATATGAAGCTATAAATGATACCGATAACAATTTAAAGATATGTTTGACTGAAGCGAACAAAAAGGAGCCTATTAGTTTTGAGTTGGCCGAATTAATGAAGAATATTGCCCGAGACACTCAAGGAAGATTAAAACTGTTGAGTGTATTAAACGATCCAAAAACACTGAAGTCTTTCTTAGATGACAAAGGATATTTGACTGCAATTTTATATTTGGCTCCCTCTGATTCATCAGGTCACGAAGTGTGTCCAAAGAAAAGTCCGGAATGTAACGCTGGTTGTTTGAATTTTGCTGGTAACCCTGCATATCTAAAAGCAAAATTAGCAGCAAGAGCTAGAAAAACTCGTTGGTTGTTTGGTGACAAATTGACATCTGATGAGATGAAAAATATTCCTACAGATCCAAAAATTATAGATAGATTTTATGGCAAAGGTAGACCCGGACCCGAAGGTAAACGTGGTAGAATATTGAATCCAATGCGTCCTGAAGACTTCATTGAAAGATTGCAAATTGAAATGGAGTTTTTGAAAAAAGTGGCTGCTAAATACAATTTAAAGTTATCGGTTAGATTAAACGGTACGAGCGATCTTGATTTTCATAAAAAATTGGAAAGTTGGAAATCTGCAAATCCAGATGTTAAATTTTATGACTATACAGCCGTGTTTAAATGGGCAATGCAAAGTCTTGAAGATCCTTCAAAACCACATATGACTTTTTCAAGAAAAGAAACTTTACAAAACAATATAGAATGTGAAAAATATTTGAAGGCTGGTGGTAATATTTCCGCAATATTTGATGAATTACCAGAATATTATCGTGGTTATAAAGTAATTGATGCAGATAGAACCGATTTGAGATTTTTAGACGATAGTGATCGACCAATTGATCCTGATACAGGTAAACCCGTGGGTGTAATCGCCGGATTAAAGATGAAGGGATTTAGATTAAAAGACGCATTTGCCTTGGGTATAATACAAAATAAGGGACCAGAAGATACATTCGTAATAAGAACCAAGGAATTGAGGAAAAGATTTGGAGATAAGTATTTTACACAAAAAATTCATTGGGGTGATCGCGCACCAACAGAGCCAAACAATATTACTGCTAAACAGATCTATAAAGATAAAATCAAGAATTATTTAAATAAAATATCAAGTAAATTGAAAGGTACAGCTGATAAAACGGATGAAAAAATATGATATGTGAATTAACAAATTATAAACTGTATATTTTTGTTGTTTAGATATTTATAATTAATGAGTGCTAATTTAGATCAAGATAGGGTAAGATGGCCTGGGAGTGGTAGTAGTGTTACTCAAAACACTGTGCCATTTGGTTATTACTTAAGCGAAAGTTGTAACACAGGATCTGGCGAAACTACTTTTGAAAATGATTGTAGTAGTAGTGCTATGTGGGCAGCAAAACGTTTGGGTTATCCTATTGTCGATATTGAAATGATCGATGTTAATTTTTATGCCTGTTTTGAAGAATCTGTATTGGAATATAACCGTGTAGTTAACGAATTCAACATCGTTAATAATATGGTAAATTTACAAGGATTACCACAAAACCAATACAAAAATTTAACAGGTCTAGGAGTAAAAAGTACAGGATTGCCTTTTATAATTCAATTGAGCAAACAATATGGTGCAGAAGCACTTGTTGGTGGCGAATATGAAGTTAAACGCAATTATATTACTGTCAGTGGCAGTGTTAATCCAAGCAGCACACAACAAGTTTATGACTTAAATCAATTGATTGGTAAAGATATTGAACACTTGACAGGCTCTCGTATCGAAGTTAAACGTGTATTTCACCAAAGACCGCCAGCAATTGCTCGTATTTATGATCCGTTTAGTATGACTGGTATGAGTTATAGTAACGTACTAACAGAAATGGGATTTAGCGCATACAGTCCTGCTACACAATTCTTAATGACTCCGATCTTTGAAGACTTGGAACGTGTACAAGCTATTGAGTTTAATGATATGGTTCGTAAAAGCGCATATAGTTTTGAAATTCTAGGTAATAATAAGTTGAGAATATTTCCAATTCCAACCGACAATTTCAAAGTTTATATAGATTATATAGTTGAAAGTGAACGTGATATTACCAACTTTTATAGTGGATCTCGTTATGAATACATTAGCGATCCAAGTGATATACCATACGAATACTGTACATATTGTAAGATAAATCAACCAGGCAAACAGTGGATCAAGAAATATTTCTTGGCTTTGTGCAAAGAAACATTGGGACGTATATTACAAAAATATAGTACAGTACCAATTCCAGGTGGCGAAGTAACTCTTGACGGTGCGGAGTTACGTTCTGAAGCCAAGGAGGAAAAAGACACATTGCTTGATAAATTGAGAGATATGTTGGAAAAAACCTTGCGAGTCAATCAATTGGAAAATAAAGGTAAGGAAAGCGAAGAAATGAATAAGATGCTTTCCAGAGTACCACTACACATTTATATAGGATAATTTATGGCAGCACCTGTATCACCACAATACCCTAAACAAAATCCAGCTTTTAAGCAATACTGGACATCTACACGTAAAGATGTGGGTATTTATAACAATAATTATTCTCCCGGTAGATACTTTTCTCCAAGAGATATAAATTTTTTGGGAAGTGTTAATTCTGAATTAATCGGTGATATAATCGAATGCGTTGTACAAGTATTTAAAATTGCAGCTTATGAAACCAATACCAATATCTACGGTGAAAGCAGTAGTGACAAGGGTAAGGTTTTTTACTCTGGTATAGACTTGAGTTGTTTGGTGCAACGTGAAGACATTAACACAGAAAATCAAGGATATGGACCTGATAGAAAACAAGATATTGTTTACAGATTTAGAGAACGTGATTGTATTACCACGAACTATTTCCCAGAAATTGGCGATTTGGTGCTTTACAATGAACGTTATTATGAAATTGATAACGTAGTTCAAGAACAATTCTTGGGTGGTCATCCTGATAAGTCTTGGAGTTTGATTGTTAATACTCATTACACAAGACTAAGCAAAATTAACCTAGTAGAAAGACAAACATAATTTATGTCTTGGGGTCCAAATACTAATACAAATCCGCCACCAAATCCTATTGAAAACGCATCTGCGCAATCAGATGTTAAAAAGTTCTATAATAGAGCCAACGCAACTCGTCGTGATACAGATAAACAAAAGAATTTTACTGTAACGTTATTGGACGTTGATACAGCTATTATCAACACATTAGATAGTACTTTAAGACTACAAGTAAACGATAATGGTGAAGTTGTCAAGGTGCCAATTATATATGGCAATCCAGAAAGATGGTTTGCTATGAAAAAGTTTGGTCATATCAGAGACAATCAAGGCAAAATATTGTTGCCAGCTGTTATGATTCGTAGAAAAAGTGTAGAAAATAACAAAGATCTTGCAACATTTAATCGTTATTTGAGTTATGAAACCATAATGAATTATAGCGAGAAAAACAAATATGACAGATTTGATTTGATGAACAAAGGTGCGTTTGCAAGCAAGCCAACCAAACAAATTTACAGTGTAAGTTTACCAGTTCAAGTAAATATTACATACGAATGTATCATTTGGACTGATTATGTAGATCAAAACAATAAGCTGTTGGAACAAATCAATTATGCAGCTAAAGATTACTGGGGAGACGCAGAAAGATTTAAGTTCAGAGCCAGAATAGACAGTTATAGCATCGAACAAGAAATCAATGAAGGTGAAGATCGTAATATCAAAACATCATTTGATATAAATGTCAATGCATATTTGTTAAATGAAAATTACATAACAAATTTAGACGGGGTAAAAAATACCACTCAAAAGCTATTTACAGTAAGAAAAGTAATGTTGCAAGAAAATGCAATTGCTAGTGCGGGTGAAATGGAAAACATTTCAAACAATATTATTAAGAATAGCAACAATTTAAAAGATAGTCCATTGGATTACACAGATGTAACAGGTCAAGGTACAATGGCACTAAACGTAAATAAAGTAACAAATTTAGACGGATATAATAAAATACAACCCAGTTTTGAAGGTGTTACCAAAACACCATTTCATCCAGCTCCAAAATCTATCACCGATTATGGAGAAAATGGTTGGTTAGCATATGATTCTAAATATATCTATGTTTATCAATATCCAGCGGGGTGGTTAAAAAGAGAAATTGCTACATTTGATTATGACTATAATAGTCAAACCTATATCAGTGGATACGATTGCAATGGCAATCCTATTTACACAACTGCAAATAAAAGACCAATAAATACCGCTTTTAGAGTATTTCAAAGATTTCCTGACAAATTCTATCATCAAGTACCATATCAATCATCAGATTATGGTGAAGATGGTTGGGTAAGTTACGACGGTAATTATTTTTATATATACAGCGCAGGACAGTGGAGAAGAATACCAATTTCTCTATTTAATTAAATATAATTAATATTTATGTTTTTAACACTTACA